GCACTCAGGGGTGCAGGGAAACTTGCAGGAGATGGACTAGCAGCTGGTGGTAAGAAAATAGCAGGAGCTGCTAAATCCATAATGGACATTCTTCTTGATGGTGCAATCATGGTTGGTATCTTTGCACTTCTCAAGTTATTTGAATCTGGTGGACTAGAGTGGTTGACTCTTGCAAAAGATGCTTTAGTTGGAATCTATGATTGGTTTGTTTTGTTGTTTACCGATCCTAAAGCTGCAATGGTTAAACTTTGGAATGGTATAACCAAAGGAATGTCTGATTTGGGAAAATGGATTTATGATAATGCACTTCTTCCTATTTGGAACTGGTTTGAAGGTTTATTTCCAGGCACTGCTGATACTATGAAAAAACTGTTTGGTGGACTTGTAACCTTGACAGGCAATATAGGAAATTGGATTTATACCAATGCAATTGAACCAGTTTGGAAATGGTTTGAACTTTTGTTCGATGATCCCATGGCAGCTATAGATCAACTTTTTGGTGCTGCCTTAAAATTAGGAGAATGGGTTTACAATAATGCAATAAAACCATTATGGGATTGGTTTAACACACTGTTTACGAATCCAATGGAAGCTGTAAATCAGTATTTTAAATTTGTTGGTAATATAGGTAAGTTTGTTTATGATGAAGCCATCGCTCCTTTGTGGGAGTGGTTTGGAAATACCTTTCCTGGCGCAAAAGAAAAACTTCTTGAGTGGTGGAATACCATTTTTGTTGATTCATCCATTGGGTCTTATATCTTCAAAAATATGTTAGAACCTCTTTGGACTTGGATTTCAACTTTATTCACTAATCCGAAAGAAGGATTAGATCAACTCTGGACATTCTTCAAAACATTTGACACATGGATTTTTGATACAGTATTAAGTCCTCTCTGGACATGGTTTAAAGGTTTATTTCCAGATGTTGCAAAATCATTAGAAACCTTTTGGGCTGAACTTACTGGTGGTGGTGACTCTCTTCTTGGTCAAATAGGTGGTTACTTAACTAAAGCTTGGGAATGGTTTACAGGTCTATTTGACTTCTCAACATTAGAAACATCAATAGCATCTGCATTGAACTTTGTGTTCTTTATTCCTAATCTCATTATAGGATTACTAGATGGTGCTTGGACATACCTCAAGGGTCTGTTTGGATTCAAAGAAGACGAATCAAAACCAAAGGAACCATTCAGTGTAGGTAAGTTGATTGTGGATCTTGGTAAAAGTATTTGGGGTTATGTCAAAGGTCTATTTGGATTTGGGGCTGAAGCTGCAGAAGAAGCAGTTCCTAAAGTAGATGAAGGAGAATTGAAAAAAATGGGTTCTAAGTTTAGTTTAACTGGATTGATTGGGGATATGGTTGACAGTATTGTTGATTTCTTCACGAACCTATTCAATTTTGATGTCGAACAAGTTTTCAAAGATGTATTTGGTGCCCTTGGTGACTTTGGTGCAAAAGCTTATGACTTTTTATTTGGAGATGATGAAGAGGATAAATCGATTAAGGCAAAGGTTGAAGAAGAAAAATTAGAAGTAGAAAATGCAACTAAAGCAATGGAAAAACTTGCAGAAGGATTTCAAACTGCAACGATAACTGCCGACAATATTCAATTGAATGATACTGCATTAATCTCTCTTGCAAAGGCATTAACTACAGGGGAAGGTGGAGTTGGTGCAACAGTTATAAACAACTATTTTGACAACTCCACTGTGAATCAAAGTACCGCTTCTGGTTCAACTACTGTAGCAATGACAAAAGATGCTAAGAACTCAAGAGCATTGAAGAATGATTAAGAAGTAGCCAACTTCTCAAAGTACGCCATAGTATCAGACGTATCTGTTTTAGTTGGTGTGCCTCCTGAGAACGGAACCTTAGTTTCGTCCGATGGTCCAAACGAATCCTCAACATCTTGAGCGATCTGTTCAGCAGTTCTGTTATCCCTAGAACCACCCAAGACACGTTCCATCTTCTCCTTCAACTCATCATAAGTCTTGAAGTTAGAAGTCTCATGAAAAGGCTTCAACTTATGTTCTGAGTTGTAGACCTTCTCACGTTCCTCATCATTAGTAAGGAACTCCGATTGTTCTGCGAACTCTGACTTATCATAGTTCCAAAATCCGTCTACCTTTCGGATCTTGAGTTTGAAGTCTGCACCCTTCCACATATCAAATGGATTGATAGGAGTTTCATCACTGAACTCAGGTTGCATGGCTTCCATGACCTTATCAAAGATCTTCTTACCAAACTTATAAAGGAAAACCTTCCCTTCATTCTCTGGTCTTTTCGGATCTGACACCACATAGATGTTGGTGTAGTATGACAGTTTACGTTTCTGTCTACGGGCAGTCTCTTTGTCTGCCTCTGATCCACTATTCCACAAGACACGATTCGCCTCAGAGACAGGATCATTCTTGTTGATGGTAGTGAGACTGTTCTCAATGTACCATCCGCCTGGTCCCTGAAAAGAATGAGAGAACATCCTTATCCAAGGAATCTCTTCTCCTTCTGGAGCCGGAAGAAATCGAATGACAGCAAACCCATTGCCGGACTTATCCATCTCTGGTTTCCAGAATCGGTCATCGTCAAATGATTTGGTTTCGGGTGAACTCTGTTTGTTATACTCATCTAACAGAGTGTTTAGGTTGGATTGATTTTTAAGTGCTGAAAACGACATATTTTCCTTTCGTATTATCGTATTATTAGTATTAATGTATGAGTGAGAAGGGACCAGCTGGTGATTCCCCCGAGCCCAGGTTCCTCACCTAGTATATGGCTCTTCTGGTTACTCCCTTGACTCACTCATATTTAGGTGAAAACAAAGCTCCCCAACTACAGGGAAACAATGTATCACAATGTAACGCAATCTTATCTGCGACTTCCTTAGACTCAATTTGAGCATCTGGTGAACATCTAAGATTACATACCCTAGTAAATGCATAAAGTGTACCAGACCAGTACCACTCAGTCATCATACTTTGAGGAAGTATCATACGTGCTTGTTCTGGAGCCACACCAGCATCAATCATCGTATTGTAGTTCTTTAGTGCAATGTTCTCTACCTCAGATTTAAGAGTGTCAGTTCTTCTATCACGATTTACCCATTCTACAGTATTATCGCTGGAACCTTGTTTCTTATCAACTGGGCGACCTCTCCAAACATCCACATCGTAGAACTCTGGTGGAAAGTCTACATACCTTCTGCTGATTTCATTCCAAGTCAAACCGATCTGATGCTTGACTAACTGTCTTGCAACAAATACTGGAGCCTTGATATGGAACTGTACTGAACAGTGACCAAATGGCGACCAATGATTATGATCTGCGAGATACTTGATCAGTTTCTCATCACCATCTGTAAACTCTGTTTTCTTTTTACCAAAAGATACACGGGCAGCGTTCACTACTGTGAGATCGGTGCCCATGTGATCAATCAGAGAAACCTCTGATAACGACATTATCTACCTTTTTTGATAGAAGTTAGGGTCTGCAACTTGCGTTGCAACAGAGCGTTGTCATACTCCAGACGCCTTACGTCCTTCTGAAGATTACCCATCCTACTCTTGAGATGGGCAACCTGACGAACTAAGTCTTCTGGATCACGCTTTCGACTCTGTTTCTTAGAATCTCCTTGCATTTTGTCTCATTGAACTTAATGAAGGGTTGACATTTGCGAAGTCTCCTACTAATCCTCGGCCATACCCAAGAATCGTACAACTCTACTTCACGATTTACATGATCTATCCAATTGAGATAGTGGTCTAATATGACCGCCGACTCAATACTCAATTTACCTTGCTGTATCAGAGTAACAATCGGTGGATGTTTACTCTCTGATTCTTTAATAAACATTATACCAAAAGAATCGTAAATGTCAAGACATTTCTTTAACTCTTGGTCAAATATTCTTGTAATAGATTGTTGATTTTTCTTCCATTGAGTATAATTTTCTTCTGCTTTATTAGCAAGAAGCCCTTTGGGATTTACACTATCCTCTTTGGAAAAGTTAGATACAAGAAACTCACGTAGTTCTTTATCGTATCTCTTTCCAAGTTTATGAAAGAAGTACCGATCATTCCTATGCATGAATGAATCTTTAGAAGCATTGACTGCACCATTGTAACGAAAGAAATCATAGGATTCTTGTCCAAAGTGCAGTTTGATTCCTAGATACATTTTATATGCATCATAGGCTTCCATCATAGTGGTAATGAACTAGATTTTTGTAGGAAATGAAGATTCTCTGCCTCAACTTGAATCTTCTGTTTAAGTGATTTGTTTACGAGTCGGCCCAATGACTCAGGTTCAACATTGTTTTCTTCACAATAGTGAAGACAGGCATCCATATAAGTTAAATGCTTCTCTGCAACCATTTCTTCTATCATTGTAGAAAATTTGGTTGGTGTCAAAAAACTTAATTCCATAATATTAGGGGATTAAAGGTTGTGGGAGTCTTCTGTTCCCAAGTGACTCCCTGTACTCGGTTTCTTAAGCAGCTAGTGCATAAGAAGCGGATGTATAATCAGCGTTGTTTGCGATTATGGTTTTTGAATCTCCTCAGTTCCTTCGCTCTCAATCGAACTCTATTGCGGCCCCATCACAAAAGCACAGCTTCCATTACCCAGATAAAAATTGTTGCACTACCGAAAATTATGAAAGTCAGAAAGATGTGATTTCCATCTATATGCTCTCCTATGCGTTTATGGTGGAGCCGATCGGAATCGCACCGATGTCTTAAAAGTTATATAAACTGTATCATTGACTCAGTAATATTTATTATATACTATGATTTCACAAATGTCAAGTTATTTCTCACCATTTCTCAACATGATACCAGCCTCGACTTCTATGATACATTGAGGTAAAACATTCTTGGTAATGAAATCAAACTTTTTGATACTCTCAGGAGTCTTACCTTCTGCTTCATGAAATGGTATTGAATGTCTTACTGAATCAATTACACAACCACATACTGCTCGTATATCATCAGGCCACATTCCTTCTGCAAGAGATTGGTTCTGTTCTACAGTTTCCCAACAACCTTGAACAAACCCATAGAGATATGTTGATGGATACCAATAGGGTGTAGTTCCGTCTGGATGAGCAAATGCATCTCTTTTCCATACTATGATTGACATAACAAATATAAAAACAACGGCAGTTATAGTTAAGGCGATATTATGTTGTTTCATACGTACACTTCTTCAGGGTTACTAGGATTCATGTTCATCCATTTACCCCACTCATCATAGTAATGCCTCATACCAACCTCATCATGAATCGTATTGTTCTCATGTCTTCCATGAAGGATTCGTCTTTCTTCAGCGTGGTTATGCATTGACCCTTGTTGTGTAGTTACTGCAAGTAGATCCTCATGTAGATTTCTACCAAATGGACCCCAGATAGAATTATGATGACGTTGACGAATCAATCTCTGTTCTGGTGTATCTGATTTCAGACCCAAGCCACGAAACTCAATCATTACCTTGTCTGGACTCAATGGAGTCATAACATCTACACGTAATGCAGATCCTCTCAAGTTGAAGTTGATGCCTGGAAACATATCAATCATTTCCCAATGGTTTGTTGGTAGATAAGGAAAAGATAATTCCTCTCTTGACTCAAATCCTTCATACTGATCGTACTGGACCTCAAATGATCCAACATTGACATGGCCATTGTTAAAACACTTATTCTCCCTTGC